GCTTCGCACTCCCACCAGAAGGAGAAGGCTTGCCGGACTTGCACGGCATTCACGTCGCAGGATAGAACTAAAGGAAAGGAGGGGGGATGGAGACTAGGTGGGGATTGACGGCTGAAGAGATAGAAGACATCTTTGCTACTGAAGAGTGTCTCAATACAAAGGTAACGGACTATATGATGAGTGCTATGGAGGCCACCCTCCTCCATGTGGTAGAGGAGGGGGAGAAGCCATGCCCAAGAGACAAGCCAGTGGAAGGTCACCCTATAACACACTTCGCTTGTTGGCCTATGGGTCTTAGCCAAGCGTCAAAGTGGGAATGTCCTGAGTGCCGGGCCGAGTTGAAGAAGGAGGCGGGATGCGGTTAGTCGCCCATTTCACCATCCCCGGCAAACCCGTTCCCAAGGGCCGCCCACGTACAGTTATTGTGGCTACCGCTGAGGGTGTCCGAAGGCATACCTATACCCCGAAGCGCACTAGAGATGCTGAACTACTAATACGTCAATATGCGCAATTAGAACTCCGGGATTGGCAGGCTACCGGGCCTCTTGAAATCCACTGTGTATTTTATTTTCCTCGCGGAAAGACAGGTTTAACTAAGACAATACCAGGTGGTCACATAGATTTAGACAATTTGCTAAAGTTATCTGGAGGAGATGCGTTAAAGCCATGGTTGGATGATTATCTTATTATACGATTAACAGGCAGCAAGGAATTTGGCAAAGCAAGAACCGAGATAGGGATTTGGGAGGTTTTATAATGGATGAAAAAACCTTGAAACAATTATATATTGATGACCAATTGTCCACAACGGAGATAGCCAGAAAGTATAATCAAAGTTCAAGTAATATAGAATATTGGCTTAAAAAATATCATATACCTAGGCGCACTATGTCTGAAGCTCTAAAATTAGCGCATAAAATGGGACGTGCCTTTAGGAATATAAAAAGGGGCAACGAGAGAAAGCCCTATGCCTTGAGTGGGGAAAGGAGTCCTACTTGGAAAGGCGGTAGAAGCCGAAATGGCAAATATCCAACGGTCATGAAGAAGAATCATCCTAGGGCAGATAAAAATGGTTATGTCCTAGAACATATATTAGTTTGGGAACAAGCCCACAATGCATCTGTCCCACCAGGATATGTAATTCATCATTTGAATGGGCTCCCAGATGATAACCGTCCTGCCAACTTGTTGGCTCTTCCCAATAAGAAACATTATCTTGTCCTTGCGGCCAAAGCCAAACGCATACAAGAACTTGAGGCCCTTCTTAAACAGCAAGGCCAACTTGTTTAGGCAAATTACCGTCAAGAAGGTGGGGATGGATGCCTGAATATCCCGAGGGACAGTTGGAGGTGGAGAAATCCCCAACTACGACTGGAATAAGTGTCAGATACGTTGGGGATACTTCAAAGTGGACTGCGAAGGACCAACTAAAAGCTGCTCGAAACCTCATCCGTCTCTTAGAAGCCGTTGATAAACAGTTACATGGCAAGGTGACATGCAAGTGGGTAATCACAAAGATGGAAAAGGATGACTGAGCATCCCCAGGTTTTCCTTACCGCCTATTCGGGTATCTGGGAAGAAATACCAGCCTTGATGTGCAATCATCTAAATAAGCCGTGCCCTTGGCTTGATGATGTCATGGACTGTCGCCAGTGCCTGTTAGAGCACGTGATAGCTAGGCTTCAGGAACAGTTGGAGAAATTCGATGCCTGAGCCACTTATACCCACCAAGTCCTGCCAGGAGTGTCGTTTTTATGCTCAGGGATGGGCGATAGACCTGCAAAAGAATCCCGAGACTGACCGACCACGGGCCCGCTGGTGCGTTCTGAGATTAGCACCTCAGGAAATGGACGGGAGGTGTCCCGTGGGGATTAAATTCGATGCCTGAGCCAAAGAAATTACCAACTGAATCTTTTGCCAATGGGGCCTTTGTCCACTGTCCACAAGAACGGAGAATGGTGAGAGTTGAGACAGTCTGCCGCTCTTGTCAGTATTTCAAGGGCATAGGCGGTGAGTTCGGGAAGGGCTCCTATATCCTCTGCTGGTGGGCAAGACCCAATGCCTGAGCATCCCCGGGAGTGGTGGGTATGATAGTAAGGGATTTAACAAAACCGAAGGCTGATTATAAAGGGCATCCGTGTTTTGCTACTGATGCTACATGTCCATGTCGGCCTTGCTACAATTGCCACGATTGTGCCCCCCCTGATAGGCATAGCAGAAAGGTGTATTCCGATACTTTCAGTTGCGCCGTCAACTATAATAGCGGTTGCCCCCAGCCTAAACCTGAGCCTGTCCATATTCTCAATAGGCAGTCAAGGTGTAGGCGTTGCGGGCAAAGAGCGATGGATGCCTGAACATCCTGTCTGTTGGTTCGGTCTTTATAAAGGCCAGTATGACCTCTGGGGGCCAGAGAGTTACAGCCACCCCCTTGACAAAGTAAAGGGACTGTGCTATTATATCTGTGGACTTAGGAAAGGGGGGCACAATGGAAACTGTTATTCGTCTGCAACCCGGAGTGAGGTATGAGTGGGTTAATTTAAGCCCAGAGGATTTACACCATCTTGTTGATGAAGCTTTGGGCGAATTTGGGGATGAACATATCAGGGAAAGAATAGGCAACAAGGATATAGTTAAATTTGTGACAACTTGGCTTGAAAGGCAATAAACTGCGAATGAGTGGCAACACCCCCGGCCAGATTGGGCGGCTGAGGTGATAGAACCGAGACTGCCCCCGTTTAGCGAATCCGCCGAGGAGGCCGTTCTGGGTTCCATCCTGCTAGATGGGGATGCCCTAAACCAAATCTCCGCTCTCACCCCAGAGGACTTCTACAGGGACCAGAACCGTGAGGTATATGCTGCCTGCCTCGAGCTTTTCCGCCGTAATGAAGGTATCAACCAGGTTACAGTCGCCCATGCACTAGGAGATAAACTGGATAGTGTAGGGGGGGCTGCTTATCTAATGCACCTTCTCTCCGCCGTGCCGACTCCATTACACGCCAAGCATTATGCCGAGATTGTGGCCAAGACCTCTGTATCAAGGGCTGTAGTGGCCGCAGGGGAGGAGATAGCCAGGCTGGGGTATGATGATAGCGAAAATGCCCTAGAGAGGGCGCAGGGGCTATTACAGAGGCTCCAGACGGGACGAAAAGAGGGGATGTTCACCACCCTCCGTGATGTCGGTCTGGCTGCCCTGCCGGAGTGGAGCGCGTTCCTTGACGACCCGCAGCACATCCGGGGGCTGACGACGGGCTTCAAGAAACTAGACTTGATGTTTGACGGCTTCCGGCCCTCCAGGTTCTATCTTCTGGGAGCAAGGCCGAGCATGGGGAAGTCTCAGGTTGCCTTATACATGGCCGAGAGTGCCGCTAAAGCAAATGCGAGGGTGGCTGTAGCATCTCTGGAGATGTCCTCCCAAATGCTTATGGAGCGCATGGCGTTCACTGGGGCGGGTGTGGACCGCTTCCTCGCCAGGGTGAAAGGGTTGGAACCGACCACGATAGACCTGCTACACGAGCAGTATGACCGGGTATCGAAGCTCTCCATTGTTATTGACGACACCCCTGCCAGCACAACTACGCAGCTCCTCACCAAATGCCGCCGGCTATATCACGAGAAGGGTTTAGACCTGCTCATCTTTGACTACCTAGATTTAGCGGGGGATAAGGCTGAAGGCGAGGAGCAGAGGCGGGCGGTTATCTCACAAGGTTTAAGAAGGGTGGCCAGGGAGCTAAATATCCCCGTGTTGGCCCTGGTCCAGCTGAATAGAGAGGTGGAGAAGAGGGAAAGTAAGAGGCCCCAGCTCCAGGATTTACGGTATTCGGGGGCGCTTGAACAAGATTGTGACGTGGCGATGTTCCTCTACCGAGAGGACTATTACGTAGAGCGCCAGATGATGAGCGTTGACGAAAGCAAGCGCCAGAAGAATGTCCTGGAGATTTTGGTTCTCAAAAATAAGGAAGGCCCTATCGGCAAGCTGAAGGTCTTCTACAACCCAAACACGGGTAGGATTGGGCCGCTGGCGGACAAGGAAGATTAACGCCCCTTGACAGTGGAATGTTATTGTGCTAACCTAATAACCAGGAGGAAATATGCGAAAAGTTCTTCTGGCTGTAAGAGTACATCCACAGAGGGCTTATTATTTCCGGCGATTAGTGGGGTATTGGGGCAGGTCATTAAGCGATTGTCTTGATGAAGCCTTGGGGATGTATCTCCAGGATGCGAGGGAACACGGGTTCGGTGGGAAGGAAGAGGCGGACCGTATGTGGGCCAAATGGGGTGAAGAATATAGGAAGAAGTATCTGGACGATTAAATGGCAAACCCTCAATGCGAGAACGGCTATACAAGGGTGGCAAACGAAATCTTAGAGCACCTGGCGAAAATACATATCTGCGGTAATGAATTGCGGATTGTCGTTTTTGTCCTCCGCAAGACCTATGGGTTTGGCAAGACAGTTGACAAAATTGCTAACTCTCAGATATGCCAGGGGACGGGGTTGGGTAAGACTGTAGTATCCCGGGCTCGCAAATCCCTTCTTGAACGTTACATCCTCACAGAAACAGAAAAAGGGCACTTGTTGGGCCTTCAGAAAAATTGGGAAGTATGGAAAGTTAGCAAAAGTGGAACCCTTAGAAAGTTAGCAAAAGTGGAACCAGAGTTAGCAAAAGTGGGACAAAAAGTTAGCAGTCCAGAAGACACACAAAAGAAAGAAAGAAACTATACAAAAGAAATGGGCGTTCCGCCCCCTTATTCTTTAGGGGGATGGTTAGAGCGAGTGAGAAGGGCAAATAATCCTATATCGGAATTAGGTGAAATGTTGATAGTTCTCTCGGATGGGAAGGAGGCCCCGGATTATCCCAGACTTGGAAAGATGGCCAAAGACCATAGTGGTCCAGGATATATTGCAGATTTGATATGGGGTTGTGCCCGTGCTATGCCTAAGGGCAACTGGCTTGATTATATTCAGGGGATGTTGAGAAAGCGCCCACCGGAGCCGATGGGCGAATTGAGGGAGTTTTAATGGTCGAGCGTTTAAGAGGAAATGGGGAGCGCATTTACGAACCCTTTTTCACGGCCCAGGTAAATATGACACCGGAGCAGGAGTGGCATTTAAGCTATCTTGAGACATGTTCCGACACCCACGAACGGGAGACGGGGCGATACGCCTGCAAAGGGTGTAAACATCTTAGAGTTTGCTAAGCCAACTGGGGGGACCAGTGCGGGTGATTTTTGCTAGCAAAAAAGGAGGGGGGATGAGGGTATTTATTTCGGGGCCGTATGGCGACCACAATCCCAAAGAGGTCATAGCCGAGAATGTGAGGAAGGCTGATAAGGTAGCCAGGGACTTGATGGCTGCTGGGCACCTGGTCTACTGTCCTCATACTATGAGTCACGGGTGGGAGGATGACTCCCGTTTAACCAGGGAGCGATACCTAGAACTAGACTTTTCCTTCCTACGCTTTTGGGCCGAGGGTATTTGTCGCATCCCGGGCGAGAGCGTTGGCGCTGATGCTGAGATGAGAGAAGCAACCCGCCTGGGGTTAAAGTGGGTGGATATGCCTGATGTCGGCCAAACGAATACTCAGGGGCCTGGCGATAGTATTGCTGGCGGGATAGGAGGGTGAAATAGAAAAGCGAGACTGGTACAGCCCTAGCCAAGTCCTGCGCTGGTACCCATCCCGCACTATATGGGCACTCAGGCACTATAACGAGTTCTTGTCGCGCGGTGTCTGGCCCCCTCAATGTGTAGAGAGGTGTGAGGCCAGGAGCGGGATGCCTACCGCACCACACGAGCTGGTTTCAGGGATAGCCGGCGAACTTATGATTAGGGTAATGACTCAGGGATACTCAGGTTTCCTACTCTTAGCATTGCATGCTTTCTATAAAGAGGATTCCAAAGGCAGACATGATTATAGTCCCGAAGATATAGCAAAGTGGGTTGGGGCTAGTCCCCAAGCTGTAAAGACTGCCTCATGGATAGCACTCCGAAAAATACAACATTATGAGCCGAAACCCATTAGTATCCAGACACGTATGATGTTTACAGGCTTGCTCTTGGCGAAAAGGCTTGACCTTATAGATATTCCTCTTAGATAGGGCTTAGGCAAGCCTACCCTTCCGCTTGACATTTCCACATAGAAGTGGTAAAATTCTAACTTAGGATTTAATGCTGTCGCAGGGGCCGAAGAGGCTCCTTTTTTGTTGGGGGTAAGATGCTTCAATGGATATGGTTAGGGCTCAATTTTACTATAGCTGTCCTAGTTATTGTCATTCTTGCCTATCTGCTAACAGTCATTGTTAAGGGGACAAGATGAAGGGAGAGAGCTGGCAAAACCATTGCGAAAAGAACTAGCCGTTGAAGAGGCAGATATGATACTGCTCCATAACCTCAAAGATAAGACGAACCTGGCGGCCCGGGGGGGCAGTTAACATCAAGTGCCGGCATTGCGGGTCCACGCTTGAACCGGATGACAGGAGAGAGGATACCATATATGTTATGTATCTAGTCTGCCCCAACAACAACTGTGGCGTGAGAGTGGAGTGCCAGAGGCGGCTAGAGATACAGGTTTCAAAGGACGATGAGTCCGTATAGAGATCCGGTCAAGCAGAGGGAGGCTGTGAAGAGGGCAGTGCGCAAGCATAGAGTATTACACAAAGGTATTACAGAGCTTAAAGCTAAGGTATTACACCCCCCTGTTACACCTATAGTTACGATTGCCGGCCAGTCCGTTGTTGACCTGGACGCTGACGGCCAGCCTTGCCCGGACTATTGGTAGGACTAGATGGTAACCAACGGCAGAATTGAAAATCACGGGGGCAACAGGCCGAGGGGAAATCCCCAATGGGTGAAGGGGCAATCGGGGAATCCCAATGGCCGGCCTAAAAAGGTTATTTCCCTGACCTCAGAAGTCAAGGCCCAATTAGCCGAGATTTGCCCCACTGATGACAAGAAACGGACATGGTTGCAGGTTCTTGTAGAGTGCTGGTTGAAGGAGGCAATGGGCAACCCCACCTATTTCAGGGAATTGATTGAAAGAGTAGAGGGCAAGGTTACGCAGCCCATAGGGGGTGAGAACGGTAAGCCCCTCAAGATAGAGATAGTGGTCCAGAGCGAGGCGGCCAAGAAGCTGACCCAGGCGATATTGAATGGGAAGGGGACGGATGCCTAATATCGGAGATATAAAAACTAAGAATTTCCAAAAGTCGATTTGGAGTCCTTGCGATATATGCGGCAAACCCCGTTGGGTTATTTTGTATCATGGGCAACCAAAGACAAAGAGATGTAAGAGTTGTGTTCAAAGAACACCAGAAATGCGAGCTTTGCGTAGTCGTCTCGGGTTAGGTAGACGGCATACCGAGGCTACTAAACAAAAGATACGGGAACAACATACTGGACGTTTTGGCCCTCTTAGTTCTAGCTGGAAGGGTGGGCGTTGCAAAGAGGAACATGGTTATATTGTGGTGAAACTTTGCCCGGATGATTTCTTTTATTCCATGGCTGCAGCCGACCGTTATGTTTTCGAGCATCGTCTTATCATGGCAAAACATCTTGGCCGATGCCTTCACTCTTGGGAAATCGTTCATCACAAGAATCATATCAGGGATGATAACCAGATAGAGAACCTTCAGCTTATTTCTGATGACCGACACAAGCAATTAACCATCCTAGAGAACAAGATAGCGTTGCTTGAAGGCAAGGTAGTCGAACAAGGAAAGCTGATTAAGCTATTGCAGTGGCAATTGAAACAGAATGAAGTTAAGAACGACATCCATTTATGAGAAGCTAGCCCAAGCATGGGTAGGCGGCAAGCGGCATATTTGGGTGGAAGGTGGTACTGCTGCTAGCAAAACGTATAGCGTATTGCAGATGCTGGTGCTTATAGCTCAGAATGCCAAAGCCCCGCTCCTGATAAGTATCACGAGTGAGTCCTTGCCCCACCTAAAGCGGGGTGTTCTGCGGGATTTCTTTGCCATATTGGAGGAGTCCCCAGAGAGCAATCCTAACTATAACATGAGCGACCATATCTATAGTTTCCCAAGTAGCAAAATAGAATTCTTCCCGGCTGATGAACCCGCAAAACTCAGGGGAGGGCGAAGGGATATTCTTTTCATCAATGAAATAAACAATATCTCTTATGATTCCTACCGAGAATTAGATAGCCGCACCAAGCGATGCACAATTGCAGACTGGAATCCAACTTGTGAATTTTTCGTTCATCAAAACGGCTTGGTGAATGAATCGGATAGTAGCTATATCCACGCTACTTATTTGGATGCCTTAGAAGTCATATCCCCTATGGTTGTCAAGAATATTCTGTCAATGGGGGAGTGCGACCCCAACTGGGCCAATGTGTACATCTACGGTAGAATCGGCAAAATCGAGGGCCTGGTATATCCCCTCTTCGCCCAGGTGAAAACGCTCCCGGGAGGGGATACGTTCTACGGATTAGATTTCGGCTTCTCCACAGATGTAACGGCTTTGGTCAAATGCGTGGTCCAGGGAGACAGTCTCTACTCCCAGGAATTGATATACGAGCGGGGATTAACTAATCAGGATATTGCGGACAGGATGGCCGAGTTGGGCGTGAGAAAGAACTATGACGAAATCTATGCCGACTCCGCCGAGCCTAAATCCATCGAGGAGATTCACCAGAGGGGCTTCAATATCAAGCCCTGCGTTAAAGGCCCCGGCAGTGTGGAATACGGCCATCAAAAAGTCCGTCAATACAAGCTCCATTGGACCGAGGATTCGGTGAACTGCATCAAGGAAATGAGGAACGCAAGATACATGACTGATAAAGATGGAAGACTTACTGCCAAAATAACCCATGTGTGGACGCATGGACTTGATGCTAGAAGATATGCTGTAGTAGGGAAGGCAGAATTACCCGAAGAGAAAGATGCGGTTGTGATATTCGATAGTATGTCATTAATAGGCGCGGTGGATTTATAGCTATGATAGTTCTCCAAATAGGTGAGAGGGAACGCATATGACCGAAGAATTTGACGCAATCTTGAAAGAGGCCTACGCCTCGATAGAGGACCAACTCAAACTTGAAGATGCTGGCTGGATAAAACTCGGCGCGACCACCGGGGGCAATGTCCTCACCGATGCCCAGCGCAAGGACTCGATTCTGAGGGCGCGGGTGTACGCCGTCAAAGACCCGATGGGGAGGCAGGCTATAAGACTATGGACCGATTATGCCTTCGGCACCGGTATGACCTGGGCGGCGGAGGATGAGAAGGTCAACGAGGTCCTTTCGGGATTCTGGCAGGCACCCGAGAATCAATCGGTGTTCTCCTGCCAGGGGCAAAGAAAATCCAGCGACAAACTCCTGATAGACGGGGAGATATTCTTTGCCCTCTTCCTCGGCCCGCAGAAGGCGACACTCCGAAGGATAGACCCGCTTGAAGTGACCGAGATAATCACCGACCCCGACGACCTCGAGGACGTGAGGTATTACAAACGGGAGTGGTCCACCACCTCTGGGCAGCAGAAGAAAGGTTATTACCGTTCGGCTGGCAATCTAAAGGATGTGGGGACTCAGGACAATATTGGTGGATTGGTAAGGGCTACAGAGGATGCATTAGTGTTCCACCTCGCTATGAACACCATCGGGCAGAGGGGCAATTCAATGCTCCTCCCTGTTATAGACTGGATTAAGCTCTACCGCCAGTTCCTTGCCTCTAGAGTAGCCATTATGCTCGCGTTGGCAAGGTTCGCCTGGAAGGTGAAGGTTCAAGGCGGGGCGGCAACGGTAGCGGCGGCGAAAGGCATGTACAATGAAAAGCTCCCCGATGCCGGTTCCGTCGCGGTAGAGAACGCGAGTGCCGATTTACAGCCTATCAGAACGGACTCAGGCGCACAGAATGCATACCAGGACGGAAGGCAAATTAAACTCCAAATTGCCGCGGGGACAGGGTGGCCGGAGCAATACTTCGGAGATATTAGCATCGGTAACCTCGCTACAGCCAGAACAGTTGAGCTTCCAGTCTCTAAAATGTGCCAGTCATACCAGGCTATCTGGGCGGACACCTACAACACTATAGACCGTGTTGTGTTAGCGCAAAACGGTGTGCCCGAGGATAAATGGTACGTTGACCGTGACTTCCCGCCGATAACACCCGCAGATGAAAGCGAGATGGCAAAGAACATCTCTGCTATAGGGATGATAATGCCCGAGCTTCTCTCCAACAGGGACGTTATGCAGATGGCCCTAATGTCAATCGGCATACATGATACCAACGAGGTCTTAGACGATATTCTCAAAAGCCCCCAGGAGAGCGCCGCGGTGGCATTGAGTAAAGCGCTAAGACAATTCCGAGAAGTACTTAAGGGGGATAGGGAATGAAGTGCGGAGCCTGTAACGGCCTCGGCTATAAAGAATACCGATTCGGCCTGGTAATGATAGGGTGTAAAGCCTGCAAGGGTGAAGGGGAAATATATGAGGGAACTGGACGAACTGATTCGGATGGTGGAGGCAAAGCTCCCCGCACAGCCCGAAAGCGAAGACAATCAAAGGCTCGCAAAGGGGCTTGAGAACGATATAGCCGAGTACTTTCGCCAGGTAGAAATGGCCTTCCCCTGGGATGCCATTGAGCAGCTATATTACCAGAAGGTGAAACCTTAATGGACGAGCTAGACCCTATCCTAGCTATTTTCCGGTCACAGTTGGAGGCCACCATCGTCAACCATGCAGCAACGGTTTATCTTAAAGGCTCAGCCAAGATGGTGCAATTTGGGCGAACTCTTGTAACCGATAAGCCCATCTTCTTTGAGGGCCCACCCATGCAGGACGCTATTAACTACGCCACCAAAAGGGGGGCGCAGATGGTCACCAGGATGGACCAGGAGACTAAAGAACGGTTGGCGAAAGTCGTTGGCGATGCGATAAAGGACAAGAGGGGCGTTGACGGGCTGGCAAGGGACATCCGCAAGGAATTTATCGACATGCAAAAAGAGCGTGCCCAGCTCATCGCCAAATCAGAAACAAGGGACGCTTTATTTCATGCCTCTCAGGATAGGATGGAGGACTTGGGCGTGACCGGGAAGGAATGGATACTCGGCTCCGGTGGGCGAGAGGGGAACTGCCCCGACTGTCAGGCCAATGCCGCTGCCGGAGTTATCACTATAGATGCGGAATTTCCCACGCCGCAGTACGAAATACACCCCGGGTGTACCTGCGGGATAGCCCCAGTGATGATAAGGAGATAAGATGCCATACAGAAGCGTAGCAGAACTGCCCCCGGCGGTGAAAGACCTGCCGACCCATGCGAAGGAGATTTACATGGCCGCCTTCAATGCTGCCTTTGAACAGTACAAAGACAGGGGTGAGCAGAGGGAGGCTTTGGCCCACGGAACGGCTTGGGCGGCGGTGAAGACGAAATACAAAAAGAACGATGATGGCAACTGGGTCGCTAAGGAGGCGAAGGTGGACGAAATCAAAGATAAGCATGCGGAAATCCTACAGGAATATGGCCGCAGGAACGCGGTAAAGGATGCGGCCAGGATTCACAAGATTATCGAGTTGCTACAGGAATTATTGGATACCGACGAGGAGACAAGGGA